GTCTACAGTCAAACCGTCGACAACGTGAAGGCCGGCATAAAGGCCAGGCTCACGGACAAGGCGAGGCCATGTACCTTTACCAAGAAAGACAAGGCCAAGATCGGCAAGATGATCGCTAAGGCTATTGGGCCGAGGGGCATCTTCAGCGAAACCAGGGTGAAAGATTGGTTTTGCGAGCACAATGACCTCCAGGAGATGAGGTCGGGAAAGTGGAGCGAGTCGAGGATGACAGCGGCGATTGAGAAGCTTGTTGGGACGGTGGACCCAGGCTTCAAGCTTTCGACCAACGTGAAACTCGAACATATGCAAGAAGGAAAAGCGCCACGTTTTCTAATAGCCGACGGGGATTACGGGCAACTCATGGCTCTGATGACGATAAAGAGCCTAGAGGAGTTGATGTTTGAGGTTATGGAGCAGCACAGCATCAAACATCGGTCGAAGAGGCAAGCCATAAACGAGATGGTGAAGCTTTTCCGGCCGCCAAAAGAAGCCTTGAAGAGAGGGACGGTCTTCGTCGAGGGAGATGGGTCCGCGTGGGATACGACATGTGGTGTTGTGGTTCGAGAGTGTGTGGAGAACCCCATCATTCGTCACATCACCGGCGTGCTCAATACCCTTGGTCTGCAGCCCGAGTCATGGGCAAAGGCGCACGATGAGGTGTGCAGTAAAAAGACGCTGAAGATGCTGTTTTCCAAGTTTGGAGAGAAGTATTGGGCCACCATCACCGCGATCCGACGTTCAGGACACCGCGGGACTTCCTGCCTCAATTTTTTGGTGAACTTTGTTATGTGGAGTTGTTCGCTTTTTGAGGAGCCTGAGAAGTTCTGGGACCCCAATGTTAGGTGGGGCAAAGATGTCGCGGGAGTGTTAAGGTGGTTTTTCGGAGGTTATGAGGGGGACGACAGCGGAGTGCAGACGGCACCCAGGCTGATTGACATCCCCACGAGCATGATGAACGAGGAAAACAGGGAGAAGATCCAGGAAGCAGCCGACAAGGAGGGAGTGGGGTACGACATTGCGTTGTGTTCACATAGGGCTCTTTCCTTCTGGTGGCGCGGGGGTTTCAACATGAAGTGGGTGTTTGCAACCGCGCGTGCCACTTTCGTCGGGGTCCACCTCGCGATTAACGAGGAGGGTTACCCATCAGGTGAGTGGTCACCTGAGCTTCCGAGAGCTCTGGCGAACGGAG